CCCAGGCCGTGATCGCAGCCAATCCTGGCTGCACCGATGATCTTTTTTGAAGGATTGAGGAATGAGCAGTTTGGATCTGTGCCGGCATCAGATGACGCCCGGCGCTCGGCGTCGAAGCGAAATCAACCGCCGCGACCAGCTCGTTGACCGCGTCCTGGCGCTGCTACGCCAGGAATGGCAAGCCGGCGCATCAGGATCGCCGGGTTTCCACCACCAGCAGCAAAACCTGTCGCGAGCCCAAGTGGCCGCGGCGCTCGACATCGACTTTGAACAAGGAGACGACAATGCTTAACCTAACCCCTCACCTGATCGCCGTCCATTCCCCAGACGGCGCTCACCATTTCTTCCCGCCGTCTGGCGTCGTCGCCAGAGTGGCGATGTTGGAAACCGTGGTTGGGGTTTGCCCCGTAACCGGTGCGCCGATCATCACGCGCACAGCCGGCGATCCGGTCGGTCTGCCAGAGGATGGCTCACCGTGCATCGTGTCGGCGATGGTGCTGGCCGCGTGCCCTGGCCGTGCTGGCGTGTTCGCTCCGGACAGCGGGCCGACCGCCATTCGCGACGAGCGCGGGCAGATTGTCGCCGTGACCAGGCTGGTGGCAGCATGAGCGACGGGGTTCTGACCCGCGCTCTTGCCGACCTGAAGCGCGCCGGCATCCCGCTGGCTGCTACCCTCGACCCCGCCAGGCGTGACGACTGTCTGCGCGCGCCCGGCATCGGCCTGAAGGCTCTGGAACGGCTGCAGGAGGCCGCCGCAGCGGCCGCAGAGCTGTTGCCCGAGCAGAAACGTGCCCGCGGCGGCGCCGGCCGAGGGCAGGGGCGAAACCCCCTATCGCACGCAGAGCCGACGGTCTGCGTGGCGGTGAAAGTCACGGCAAGCCAGCGCGCCAAGCTGGCGGCCCTTGGTGGTGCTGCGTGGGTCCGTCAGCAGATTGACGCTGCCGGCGAGCACTGACGCGCGGTGCACATGCCCGCGCGGGAGACGCCGTAAGCTCTCGGGCATGGGCGCATCCATTCCTCCGGCCAGAAGGGCTGAAATCCTGCAGGAAATCTTCGACCGCATCGCCAGCGGAGAGTCGATGATTTCGATTTGTCGCGACTCGCATTTGCCGAATCGCATCACGGTCCTGGAGTGGATCAGCGCCGACCCGGAATTGGCTACCAGGTGCGCGAGGGCCAGGGAGCTACAGGCCGAAGCGCTCGAGGAAGGCATGGCCGACGTTGAGCGTGACGTCTTGGCCGGCACGGTCGACGCCAAGGCCGCGAACGTCGTGCTGTCCTCGCGCAGGTGGCGCGCGGAGAAGCTGGGGCCGCGCAAGTTCGGGGTTCGCCAGGCCGTCGAGCTGACCGGGGCTGATGGAGGCCCGGTTCAGATCAGCGACGCGGATCGCGCAGCGCGCGTCGCGGGGCTGCTGGCGCTGGCAGCAGCGCGCCGCGATTCCGATGTCGACGACATCCTCTGACCTCGAGCGCGTTCGGGAACTGCTGCCGTACCTGACGCACCGAGAGCGGGCGGACCTGGACCGGCTGCTTGCCTCTGCGCCGCGCTGGTTGCCGCTGCCGGGGCCGCAAGCGCAAGCATTCAGCACACCCGCGGACATCACCGGATTCGGTGGCGCAGCGGGCGGCGGCAAGTCCGCGCTGGGCGTCGGCCTGGCGCTGACGCAGCACCGCAAATCCATCATCTTCCGGCAGAACGGCACCGAGCTGACAGGGGTAATCGACGAAATCACGCGTGTCGTCGGCTCGCGGGACGGGTTCAACGGGTCTGACCGCATCTGGCGCGTTGACGGCCGGCAGATCGAGCTGGGCAGCTTCCCCAATCCTGGCGACGAGACCAAGTATCAGGGCCGCGACCACGACCTGATAGTGTACGACGAGGCCAGCAACATGCGGGAAAGCGCTGTGCGCTTCCTGATGGGCTGGCTACGCACGACACGACCGGGGCAGCGCTGCCGGTTCGTTCTCACCTTCAACCCGCCGACGACGACCGAGGGCCGGTGGGTGACGGCTTTCTTCGCGCCGTGGCTCGACCGCAAACACCCGCGGCCTGCGAAGCCGGGCGAGCTGCGGTGGTACGCGATGGTCGACGGGAAGGAGGTTGAGGTTGCGGACGGCGCGCCTTTCCGGCACGGCGAGGACGTGGTAAAGCCGATTTCCCGCACGTTCATCCCGTCGCGAGTGCGCGATAACCCGTACCTGATGGGGACCGGCTACATGGCCACACTGCAGGCCCTGCCGGAGCCTCTGCGCTCGCAAATGCTGCACGGCGACTTCACCGCAGGCACCGAGGACGACATCTGGCAGGTGTGCCCGACGGCCTGGGTCGAAGCGGCTCAGGCCAGGTGGCAGCGCCCCGACCGCCTCGCGCCTATGGATTCGATCGGCGTCGATGTGGCCCGCGGCGGCCGGGACGAAACGCTCATCGCCCGGCGGCACGGTATGTGGTTTGACACCCCGCTGGCGTACCCCGGCAAGTCGACGCCGGATGGCCCAACGGTCGCGGGGCTTACGATCGCTGCCAAGCGCGATGATGCTGTCATACACATCGACGTAATCGGTGTGGGCGCTGCGCCCTACGACTTCCTGCGTGATGCCGGGCAGCAGGTGGTCGGCGTCAATGTCTCGGAGGCGGCGATGGCGCCCGATCGCTCCGGCCGGCTGCGGTTCAAAAACCTGCGCAGCGAACTGGTGTGGCGCATGCGCGAGGCGCTGGACCCAGCGACGAACAGCGGCATAGCCCTCCCCCCGGACCCACGCCTGCTGGCCGACCTGACGGCCTACACGTGGTCGCTGTCGGGCGCGACCATCTACGTTGCTAGTCGCGAGGAAATCGTCGCACGCATCGGTCGCTCGCCGGACTACGGCAGCGCTTACGTGCTGGCCCTCATCGACACCCCGAAGCGCAGCGTGCTCGAGGCCCTGGGGCCGCGCCGCCGGGCGGCTTACGACCCCTACGCCAACCTGCGCTAGCGCGCTGTGGGGCGTTTTCCTGCCGCTGGACAAGCGAAGGGCTGCGCCGCGGGCTGAAAACTTGCTGCAGGCCCTTCCTGCAAGCCGCAGGGGGCGGTGCACGTACCGCGCGCGCTGGCTTCTACGCTCCGCGCCATGGACCCCGTCGCCCGCCCGATCACCGCCGCCGAAGCCTTCGACTCGCCGGCTTTCGTCGCGCTGTGCGATGAGTACCGGGGCGAGGCGCTGCGCAACCCGCACCTTCGCGGCGCAGCGCCGGACCGCAAGACCTACGAGGCGCTTATCTCCGCCGGGCTGTTGTACCCCCTGGGCGTCTTCGTCGGTGGGGCACTGGTTGGGCTCTGCGCCGTGCTGGTAACGCCGGTCCCGCACTATGCGCGTCGCCTGATCGCCTCGACCGAAACGCTGTTCGTGGCGCAAGCGCACCGCGCCAGCGGCGCCGGGCTGAAGCTGCTGCGCGCTGCGGAACAGGTAGCGCGGGACAACGGCGTCGACGGGCTGTACGTCACCGCGCCAAGCGGCGGCCGGCTGGAGCGCATCCTGCCGCATGCCGGCTACGCCGAGACAAACCGAGTCTTCTTCCGGGAGTTGGCCGAATGAACATCGTCGTTGCAGAAAACCACGTCCCTGCGATGCGGGACGAGGATATTGCCAAGGTGCGCGAACTCGAGGCGCGCCTGCTGGCCATGCCGCAGGTGCCGATCGGCACGGAACACGCCCTGCACGGCGGCCTGTACGCGCGAACGATCACCATCCCCGCGGGCGTGGTGCTGACAGGCGTGTTGGTCCGGGTGCCGACCTTGCTGATTTTCGACGGGCACGCGACCGTGAATCTCGGCGGCGAGGCGGTCGAACTGATCGGCCATCACGTGCTGGCGGCAAGCGCGCACCGCCGGCAGGCTTTCCTGGCGCATGCCGATACCCAGCTCACCATGGTCTTCGCGACGAAGGCGCAGACGGTGATGGAGGCGCAAGACGAATTCACTGCCGAGGCCGACCTGCTGCTGTCGCGGCGCCCCGGCGCCTTGAACCGAATCACCATCACCGGAGAATAAGCCCGTGTCTGGAGTCGTAACCGCAGTCGCCGCCGTTGCTACGGTGGCCAGCACCGTCATGAGCAGCAACGCCGCGAAGAAGCAGGAGAAGGCGCAAGAGAAGGCGGCCAGGCGGGCAGCGTTTCAGGCCGAGGAGAGCGCCCGGCGCCAGGAGAAGGCCACCGAGGACGCGAGAACACGGGCGAGCGAAGCCGCCAACCGGACGAGCGCGAGGCGCGCGGACAGCAGCGCAGCGGGTGACGCCGCGGCGCAAGCCGGCCGGGGCGGGGTGTCCGGCACCATGCTGACGGGGCCGCAGGGCGTGTCGCCCGACGCGCTGCAGCTCGGTCGCACGACGCTGCTGGGTATGTGATGTTTCCCACCCCCGACAATCCCCGCCGGCTGCTGCGCGAGCGCTGGACCGCGCTGACGAGCGAGCGCTCGAGCTGGCTGGATCACTGGCGGGAGATTTCCGACTACCTGCTGCCGCGGTCGGGCCGCTTCCTGATCACCGATCGGAACCGCGGCGAGAAGCGGCACCGTGCGATCTACGACTCAACCGGCACCCGCGCGCTGCGCGTGCTCGCCGCCGGCATGATGGCCGGGATGACATCCCCGGCGAGGCCGTGGTTTCGGCTGACGACATCCGACCCGGAGCTTGACGAGTCCGCGGCCGTCAAGGCGTGGCTGGCCGATGTCACGCGCATCATGCAGATGGTCTTTGCAAAATCCAACACGTACCGCGCGCTCCATGCGATGTACGAAGAGCTTGGCGCATTCGGCACGGCCAGCAGCATCGTGCTCGCGGATTTCGACACGGTCATCCATCACCACGTGCTGACCGCCGGCGAATACGCAATCGCCACGGACGCCAGGGGCCGCACGGACACGGTGTACCGCGAATTCCAGCAGACGGTCGGCCAGCTCGTGCGCGAGTTCGGCGCGGAGAAGTGCAGCCACACCGTGCGCAACCTCTACGACCGCGGCGCACTGGACCAGTGGGTGACGGTCGTGCACGCGATCGAGCCCCGCCGGGACCGCGACCCGTCCAAACGCGACCGGCAGAACATGGTCTGGCGATCGACCTACTTCGAGGCCGCCGGCAACGACGGCGCCTTGCTGCGCGACTCGGGCTTCCGGGACATGCCGGCGCTCTGTCCGCGCTGGGCCGTGGCCGGCGGCGACATCTACGGCAACTCGCCCGGAATGGAAGG